TTTTGGGAGTGCCGGCCAAAGAAAAAGGGTGTTGCGTTTCCACAACACCCTCCAAAGATTACCCGGGAGCGAATCGGTTGGTCTTTGAAACCCTAATTAAAGAGTGATACCAAGCGATTTAGCTTTGTAACCAAGAGCAACGATCTCACGGCTAGCATTGCCCATCACATACTCAGTAACCTTCACACCGTTACCAGCCACGCGGTTCTTAGTGAACACAGCGTAACCGTTTTGACGGATACGGCTTACTTCAGCACCAATGTTCTTGATACCGAAACGCTTTTCTGCTTGGCTAGCAGTAATAACGTCACCACCTTGTAGTGCTTGTTGAAGTTTGAAAGTCTTTGTTTCTTTAGAGTATTGATATTTCATCTGTGTGTTTTCCTTTAATTTAAATTAAAGCTGATTTCCTATCAGCGTATAAACATTATACAACGATCCAAAACATAAGTCAACAACGAATCTTACCGTTTGTACTTGATGTTAGGACCAACTGCCGCACCCAAAATAAGAGCGGCTAACCATGTCCAAACCGTGTAGGGGATAGCCAGCACGGGGAACAGGGTATTCAATGCCCAGATCACCAGCAGTGGTCCAGCTACTACTAGGATTACGATCAGGGCAGCGAATGCGATAATAGTCAGTAGGCTTTTCATTCTAGACTCTCCAATTCATCTATCTCTTGCTGTCGTTTAAGTTGTTCAAGCTCGGCGTCAATGGCCTTTTCCTTCTTCTTGCCACTAGGGGCACTGCCTCGCTGATAGATCACGTAGTAGTGCTCATGACAATAGCTCTTGCCCTCTATGGTCTTGGCACCACAGTAGGTCACAGGCCCCTTTCGGGGGTCCTGATCCTTACCAATATATTGGCACTCCATATTAATAAGCTCCCTTCATAACAGTGACCCGAGCCATGTTCTGCCAGTTAGTAGGGAAGCTCTTACGCAGATCCGCTACCTTCAAAACAGTACGCAGACTCAATTCACGCATGGTAGCACGATTAGCTTCGATGAAGTCCACGACCTCGTCGCGAGCTACATCTTCCATCTCATAGCTATCCAACATGCCGTCTTTGACGATCTGCTTGATACGCAGAACCTTCTCGCGATCTGTGTCCATACGCAGATCGATATAGTGACAGCGTGACTCTAGTGCCGCCAAGTGCTCTTGAAGCTTCTTGCTTCGCACATTCTCAAACTTCAAGTTAGTGATAAAGATAGCACCACCCTTGAACTCGAACTTGTCTGGGATGCCTTCAGAGCGTAGCAGACGGCTGTCAGTGTTCCAGCTGATAGTACGCTTCTTGCTCGAATCCAAAGCAGCCTTAAGGATGTTAAGAGCAATGTCGTCCAAAAGAATGCTGTCGCAGTCATCGAACACAAGGATGTTCTTAGCGTCTGAGAACTCATAGAGCTTCTTATACAAGCCAATGGCACTCATAGCACCTTTGACGATCTCGTAGCGTGGCTTACGCTCGCCTAGTGTATTGAACAGATCGTCTTTGCTTAGTACTTCTTCAACACCAAACGATTTACCCACGCCCGGAGGGCCTGTGACGATCATAGCACGGACATCGCCGCCTTTGACTGCTTTGGTCATGTCCTTGAGGATCTCAAAACGCAGTCGAGTACGCTCGATGATCTCTGCGTCAGTTTCGTGTGCTACAGCGGCATCTGGCACTTTGACCTGGGTCATGTCAGTGACTACAGCATCACCTGCTTTGGCTGGCTTCTTCAGTGCTTGGAGCATGGTCACGCCTTGTGGGATAGGTTTAGCAGAGCCCGCAACATTGTAGGCACCCTGCGAACATTTGATACGGATGTTGCGATCCGGAAAGCCAGGATTACCCCCGCCTTCTACTGTAACATAGCCTTCGCCGCTTTTGGCTACCTTGTAATCTTCTACTAGTTTAAAAGTCATACCGCCAACATTCACGGGCTCGCCCTTGATGTTGTAATAGCCCTCGGTGAAAGTAATATACATTTCCGCTCCTGTTTGTGTTAACATACCGCTAGTATAGCAAATCCTGGCCACCCTGTCAACTGTTATTTTGGATGACCCTATAGCCTGTAGGGTTATACGTCATCTGCGATCAGCTGCTCTATGGTCATCTGGGCCAGGGCCTCTTCCAAAAGGACCAATTTGCCTTTGATCAGCCCAGGAGTGTCATAGACCGCACCCGCATACCAAACACCGTCCCGCATCACGTAGTAGTACTCACCATGACAGCATTCTACCTGCTCCAGGAACTCTTCGAAGGTGTGTGCTACCTGCCAGGGGGTGCTGTTGAGGAACTCATTAACGTCCTCGCCTTCAACACCGCCATTTTCATAGAAGTTCATTTCTTCCAGGGTCTCTTTGACGCCCGAATTGTCCCCACGTGCGACCAGAGCGTTGGCCTTGGTGCTGTCGTAGTGTTTCTGGAGGATTTGGCCAGTGTATGATAGATAGCCATCGTAGTGGCAGTAGACTGACTTACATACGGTGCCGTGCATGACACCTACTAGTGATCGTGTTCCCATCGCTCGCTCCTTGTGTTTAACTTAGCCTCTAGTATAACAGGGCCCGGAGGCCCTGTCAACTCTACTGTTAAATACCCTGGAACACGTCAAGGGCTTTCTGTGCGTCTGCGTCCAACATCGCCAAGTCCTCTGCACGTTGGCGTTCTACTTCTACGGTCTTGCGATAGGCCTCAAGCTCTGCGACCTTTGCTTCCATAGCAGGCCACACAACATCTGAAGGGTTCAAGTAAGGGCCAGTATAGTCCTGTTTTTCTTCTTTAAGGACGATCTCGCCGTTGCGGATGCCCTCAAACACCATACCCCATGTAGGCTGTTGCGGACGGCCTGTAGGTCCAAACAGGGCCTGTGCTTTGGATTGGACTTTTTCACGTGCGATCTCGTTAAGACGACGCACAAAGTATTCACGCTGGGTTTGTTCCATTTTTCGCTCCTAGTTGTTAAGGGTTTATAGCAAGTGTCTAATTCCTTACTATGTGCATATTATAAGCTCTTAGGACCCAGTTGTCAACCTCAGCTGCCGTGGCTGATCTGCCACAGGTTCAAAGCTCTCGATGAACACATGATGCCCGTCGCCCGATCTACGGATGGCATGATCCGCAGCAGTGTAGAGATCAGCCCACGTGGACCCCTGTATGGTCTCATAGATGGCCCGATCACCCCAATGGTCGCGATAGCAGATCTCACGTGCTGCTGTGTAGGGATGAGCTCGACGGAGATCTGCCACAGTGTAGATGCTCCAAATGCTAGCTAGCCCCAGCTCTGTCCTCAGCTGCTGGTAGTGTTCACTCTTGCGATCAAACGCTGCTGAGTCCTGTTCGTAGGCATCCCTGAGACCCAGCTCAAATCCCCTGATCGCTGCTGTGATCTGATCCAGCAGGCCCTCGTTGACCACCCCACAGAGCTGCTGCTGTACCTGCCTGAGATCGCAGAGGGTGTTGTGCACAGTCTTAAAGTCTTCGCCTTTGAGTACCACTGATTCCATATCACATGCTCCAATAGAGTTCTGAACTAGGGTCGCAGCTACGGGGGGTGTTGACACTCTGGGTGAACTCAGCCCCCGTCATAAGATTACGCCGGGTCACACGCTGTTCGATCACTGAATGATACCAGGCAGCTTCCGCTGTGGCCATCCAAAACAAGGGATCATCCTCCGCAGCATTGCTGCCTGCGATGTAGATGTGGTTCCGCATGTACTTGTTATGCTGCCTAGTGATCGCAGCCAGTGCCGCAGCATGAGTCTTGTAGCCCTTAACTATAGCTGACGTTCTCTTATCGTATACGTACCACATCATGCACCTCTCTTGTCTGTGTTGTAGAATGGATTGATTTCACGTATTAATTCACGCTCGCGACCATGTGCTGCCGCCTTGCCGCGAACGATCTCTAAGACGCGAACGTCTATGTCCGCCTTGTCACTATAAGAACGAAGCAGTTCGCAGAGTGCCCAGGACTTAGTCTCTGTTTGGGCACGATACCAGTGCTTGGCGATGCGACTACGTACTGACTTCAGCACTGTTGACTCAGTCTTAGCTGTTACACCGATGTAGACGCCCTGGGGCCCTACGATCTGGTATATTATATGGTTACGGTCGTTGCGTCTAGCTCTCATCATATGCATAGTATACGATCTTCACACCAAATTGTCAACCAAACGAAAGGCCCTTAGGCCTGTAGGGTTATTTCCTCTACTCTGTAAACAAACTCCATGTCGTCTGCAGCATCCTGTTCCTCCAGGTCTGCGACATAGTGATCTGCGAGCGATCGACGAGTGAAAGCAGCGATGTTCTCAAATGCATCCTCGTCGTCTCCGAATCCCTGGGCCTGTACTACAAAAACTGTCGTCATCTTCGCTCCTAGTTAAAAACATATTATAGCAGAGTCTCGCCAATCCGTCAACCAAACGAAAGACCCTGACACTGCTAGGGTATCCCAGCGGAATTCTGAAAAAGCAGGTTTTTTCTTGCTGGGACAGCTAGCGGAAAACCCACACAGCTAGCAGGGCGATTACTCCCGCAGCAGCAGCGTAGACCAGCCCGCGTTCCACGGGATACAAGTTACGTAACCATCTACGCTGCGTATCCCAGGGATCAAAGGGGTTAGGAGGATCTATCATAGTTGCTGCTGCTGTGCTGTAGTGGCCACGCCTAAGGGATTCGAACCCCTGACCCACAGCTTAGAAGGCTGTTGCTCTATCCAACTGAGCTAAGGCGTGTTTAAATGGTGGGCCCCCCGTGAGTCGAACACGGCACCAACGGATTATGAGTCCGCTGCTCTAACCAACATGAGCTAGAGGCCCTTATCAAGTATATTACAGTGTTTCCGGATCCTTGTCAACTCCCTGCCGGATGAATCTGTGAAGATCTTCCATGCGTTCTTGAAAGATCTCTGGTGATGACTCCGCTGCTCGCTGCATGTCCCAGTCTGAAGGATAGTGACGCAGCATACTCCTAGCGTGATCCCGTATCAGCCTGGGAATTCTGGGAGTATGCTTGGGATTACAGAGATCCAGCAAGAACCTCCGGGTCTGTACTACACTACGGTATCTTTCGTCAGGTAATGTCATTGATTGTGTTCCCTACGCAGCGGGGCCTATTCACCTATGTAGAGTTCTGATCCACGATGCCGGCCTACTGTATATGCATGCATAGATCCATCACGATTGTTTACCAGCTGTACAGACGCACAGCCTTGTAGCGTGTACACTACAGCTAGTAATGCTAGTGTTCTCATCATGTGTATATTATATGCGAGAATCCCCAATGTGTCAACCGTTGTTCATGGTGCAGCGGGGCCATTTAACACGGTGCTCAGAGTGGATCGTAGTAGATTATAGTGGATTATAGTGGATTATAGTAGGGATCACCCTGGAAGAATGGTGTCGAACGATCCAGAATCCTAGGGTTTGGCCTGTGAATCACTGTGTTTAACAGAGTTGACTAGCGTGGGTTATGAGGCTTAGTAAAAATACCACACTTTTTCACACTTTATCACACTTTTCTACACCAATTCGCCACTATCCTAACAGGTCCCCACCGTTACTGTGTGTGCACATACACATACATACACATTATCACACAGCCCGCAGCGGGGCCAGCACGATCCTGTGTTTATCAGGCACCCCAAAAGATTATCAATCCCCACCCGAACACTATGATCAACATGGCTAGTTCTAGGCTGTTCATAGCTTATACAGTAACGGTTAGTTCGTTGAAGCTGTGCAGCAGTGTTTCACGTGTGCTTTCATAGTAGATCAGGGGCTGTACTGTTTTCCCCACTCGAGCACCACCCGCTTTTACGTTAAGGAATACAGCAGCTTCACCTTCTGTGTCAAACACCAATTCACCCTGATCTAGGTTATTGCTGTAGTCTGAGGCTACCAATGTGCCTGTGAGTGTATAGTACAAAGGACGTGCCAAAGGATAGCTGCTCACACGCACGGTCAAGAACACACCAGTTGGACGCTGTATTTCTATAGTAGTCTGCTCAAAACTGAACTCACTCCATATCAACTCTAGGTTAGTCAACGAGTCTGTGTCAGGCTGTGGATCTTCATTTACCACTGTGCCTGTGTCTGGTACTGTGGTGTTCTGTATTATGGTAAAACCCTGTGGTGTGATAAAGTTCGTGAACTCTGGAAGGTCATCATCACCCACACGCAGAGCCACTCCATACGAGCCCTTGTTGGCCGCTGCTTCGATGGCTCTCAGTGCGTTGGTGTATCTTTCTTTGAGTTCCGCGGGTGTGCGACCCTCTTCTACTATGCGATTTGATATCTCACGTGCTTCTTCAGCTGTGATCACGCCGCCTGTTGTGTGTGCCATTCTGGTATCTCCTTATGGATATTTATTCTGTTACTGATCAGGATTTTACACTTTTGATCTGTTTTCTGTTAGGATTTGCTGTGATGTCTTCAGAGATCCAGTGCATTTTCGGGGGGTTGTCACACTTTTGCGGAGATCGTGCTCAGTAACAGAGTGTAAAAAAAATCGCTGAAAAAACCGCTTCGCGGATCTCTCCGAGATCCCAGTATACTCTAGGCCGCAGCCAGTAAATACACCATGAGATTGATACAGGGACAATTTAAGGCTAGTGCTAACTCACAGGGCTATCTAGCACCAGAGTGGGATCAGATACCGTGGACACAGACCACTGTGGTGTTCGGCTGTACTTATACGGAGTCCTGGGACCTCACGTCAGAATTTGGCCCTGGGTGGGTCAATCTGTCACAGCCCGCAGCAGCTCCCAACTTCCACATACGCAATCTAGAACTGCTGGATCAACAGGAGTCTAGGCCTCTGAGATGTGTATGGGTCATGCCCGACCCGGGTAGGATCACGGTGTTTGATCATGCTGATCGTGTCCTACGTTGGGGTGTGGTACAGGCGGATCGCTGGCATGCCCAGGGCCAGACTCCAGATTGGGATCAGGCCATACGCTTGGAGACATGGCGTAGAGCCGCGGAGAGCTTTGGGGGCCAGCACCTATGGCTGACCTGGAGTGCTCGCACACATCATTTGGTACACTGGGATTTGGTCCCCGAACCCGATAGCCCGGACTGGCTGGCTAGACTCACGCGAAGAGTCCGACAGTGGGCTAAATAATCGTATGCGAATCACCATAGCTCTGCTCCTAGCTCTGTCGCTCACAGCCTGTACCACAGTACAGAAGTGGGTGCCCTCATTCTGGGACGATAACCAAAGCCGCATCATAGTTGATGCTGGCCTTTTGACAGAACAGATAGACTGTTCACAGCCGCAGCTGGCACAGATACTTAAGGTAGATCAAGAACTACGCCGTTTCCAGCTGTATTCCGAAGCCAAGGGCACACTACAGAAAGATGTCCTACGTGTGGTAGAGCCCATGAAACAGACCACAGCAGAGTGGGTCAAGCGTGGTGAGGGTTCTAAGACCTACTGCGAAATCAAGAAGAAGCTGTTGCTCACACAAACAGAACGGGCCGCTAAGGTCATATTGGGGAGATGGTAATGAAAGAACAACTACAACAATTAGCCAGCTGTGGCCGCCCATGGGCTGAACAGCGAGCACAATTTGCTCTAGAGATCACAGGCAGTCTAGAACGCGGTGAGATCTCAGAGTCAGAGTACAAAGAGCTGATGATCGACTTGATCGCCAGTGATCAATTTATGGCAGAAGCAGATGACATGGAGATCAAAAACATGTTGGTTGCTGCGGTAATGATTGGAGCTAAACTAGCATGAAAATCCGTGACATCATCACTGAAAACATTTTTACCACTGACTATCACAAGGTCATGAACGCAGTGGCCAAACTCTATGACAGCCACTACAACATCAACATCTGGGAAAACGGTGATGCCCACGATGAAGCTGCCAAAGTGTTGTTGAAAGCACATCCTTCGGAAGAACAGCTGGAATACATCATCAAGACTGGTGAACTGCCTGAAGACCTATATGAGCTAGACTTTCCCATCAACGATGATATCATGATGGGCTATGCCAGCAAGGGTGATGAAGATCTCACAGATGATCTAGACGGTGACATTGAGGAGACACAGGCCTCAAAAAAGCTCTGTACTAGCAGCCGCTCGGACGCCAGCCTGGGTGCTAGTAATCTGGCTTCATGTAAGTCACAGGGCTATCGTGCCCGCGAAGGCAAGAAAAGTCACAAGATTGGTGACAAGCGAGTCACAGTAGGGGACAAGAAGATCAAGGGCAAGGCCCATGGTGGACCCCTGCCCGATTGGAGTTAAAGCCCTTTGGCCCTACGTTCCTGTAGGCCCTGACAATGGATACAGTATTGTACCCCCGGCACTGCTCGTTGACGCTCCGGGGGTATTTCTTCTCCGCAGTCTTGACATTCTGACTGGGTGGGCAGGCTACGTTGTTTGGCCAGTTGTTTCTGTACATCAGCCACAGCGTTCATGTTGATATGTAGGCTGTGGATTTGGGCCATTTCGGCCTCTTCTTCATTGTTGTACTCGAATTGATCTACTTCCTTCATTTATGAGAATCCCTGATAGTTGTTAGTAATTCGTTGCGATGTGATTTGTACTTAGCCCAACTGGCTTTAATTCCGTCCCAAACACACCATTTTAAAATATAACCAGCAATGATAGCCAATCCTAGTCCGCTGACATAGATGCCTATTTCTTTGCCCATACCCCAGCTTGCTCCTTGAAGGAACATGGCAAACATAAACATCTTTTGCCAGCCTTCAAACTGTTGCCATTGCCACTGTAAAAAATTCCATATCTCTTTCATTTCAATCCCGTTTTTTAAGTTGATCTATGACCTGTTGTTTGGCACGTGAATCAAGATCCTGATCTTCTGCTTGTTTCATCTTGTAAGCGATCATGTTCATGAATTCTACGACAGCTTCTTTGCCTTCTTCTGTGAGATGGCTGTAGCCCGCTCCCACAGAGCTATGATAGTAATAGTTGCGGTTGTTTAACAGCTCTAGCATACCACCGTAGCAGAAGTCTTTGATAGCAGATCTCTTCATCTTAGAGTTTTTCACCTTTTGTAAAGCCGCGGAATCTAAGGAACCGTGGAAAGCGTAGCGACCAAGTGTCTTCACTGTCCTGGCTCCTAGTCGCTGCATCCGCACGGACTTCCACGACCTGTCCAACGAGCGTATCTTGAGCTTGCCAAAATTCTGCTCTCTGTTTGTCTGTAAAACCCGAACCGCAATTGACCACAATTCTCTTACCATCATCTACACCTTCACAGATTAGGGCACCCAATTTACCCACGTTACGACCAGTGCCCTCTTCTACGGCTGTGACAGCTAGGCTTACTTCGATAAAGGGTTTCATTTTCATCCAAGAGGTGCTGCGTTTACATTCATAGACCGCACTGGGATCTTTGATCATCACGCCCTCATAGCCCGCATCCACCATTTCCTTCATGTGATCTTTGAATTCAATCTCGTCTGTGAACACATCTAGATCGAACTCACGTTGTGGCACGATGGTAATGAACCCTGACTCTGTGAACAGCTTTTCAAATCCTTTTAGGAACGCTGAACGCTGACGCTGTCCCAGAGTGCTACGACCTTTCTTAAATTCATCTAAAGGCACGATATCAAACAGATTCAACACAGCATCAGATGTCTTGACATCATGTTTGCGATGTACTTCTTTCATCAGCGATTGGAAATTGGTGCTCATGATCTCGCCATCTAGCACAAAGGAAATTTGAAATTGGTCTATGTGCTTTTGTAGATAGTCTGTGATGTGGCTGAAGTTGCTGAGCTCTTTGCCGTTGCGACTGTATTGTGTTACAGTCTTGTTGTCATGGTCTACCACAGTAAGACAGCGAACACCGTCCAATTTGCGTTCTACGATCTTCTTGCCCGTCATCTTGCCTTCGTGATTGGCAGCATCGTGGCTGAGCTGGCATTCAAACACTGGAATCACATATTTGGATTTCTTTAGTTTTTTGGCCACTTTATTAATAGTAACTTCAGAGATGCCGCATCGCAGGTCTTTGCGTAGGATCGGTGCGTAGAACAGATTCCATTGTTCTTCTGTGGCTAGGTCCATACACAGTTCGATAGCACGTTTGGCCACGTTGCCGGTGAGCTCTCTGCGATACAGCCTGTCAGCTAGTTGTTTGAATGTGTCCCAACCTAGACCCTGTGGATCTGCGGCCGGCTGTTTGATAGGCACCTGCTTGACTCCAAATGTATATAGAGTATCATAGCACATCTTGAGCCCTTCAAAGAACTCGTCTAACCCCTCAGTCATGGCTGCTTCTAGCACAGCTTCTTTGGCCAAACGGCTGTTGTCTGCTTGTAGTTGTTTGATAATGTCTTGTGGTTGGGTACGCATTTTAACCTTTCTTGTTAATCCAATTTGGATCCCACATGTCTTCATGTATATCTGGGTAATACAGTTCCGGTGCTACCGGCAATTTAGTAATTATAACTTCGGGTTTGGGTTCTGTCAATTCGTTATAGGCCTTATTACCAAACGATAGTACATACATCAGTATCAGTGTTTCCATATCTCTCCTTAAACAATAACGGGTTTACGAGTTGGTTCATAGTCTGAGTAGACTTTGGCATAGTGCCGGTCACGAATCCAATTCACTAGACTCTGTGGATCAGCGATCATCCAATCTTCTACTTCTTTAAATTCAATGTCGTCTTCTGTGGTAAACACATAGATTTCATAACAGCGTTGTGAGTTAAAACGAGCACGAAGCTTCATGTGCTCAATTTGTTGAGCTAATGGATTCTTCTGCGGAGTATGGCCTTTCAAGGCTTCAATAATTTGAGCTTTTTCAAAAGTATCAGGGTGCTTACTTGTAATGTCTTCTAGACACTCAAACCCTTCTCGATCCCAAGATGCTAAAATATAACGCATTGTCTGCTCCATAATTCTAACTATGCTAATATTATAGCATCGTTTGAAAGAGCTGTCAACAATGCCAAACGTAGATCTTGTCTTGCTTCTTCTTGCCCTTTTTGAGATCTTCGTGCTTTTGGCCCATTTGCTGTAATAGATCTTCTTGCTCGTGACAAAGAGGCAGGCCATGTTTAACAGCATCTTCATACATTTTGGGAGATATATTGAATGCTACATTTCCACCTTTTTGGATATTGTCTACGCACTTCTGCCAAAGAGGAATAAAGAAGTTCTTGTAAAAGTCTTCGTCCTTTTCCCACGGAGTCATGTGTTCGTAAAGTTCTAAGTTAACATACGGAGGTGATGTTAAAACGAAATCATAGTTGAGTTGACTAAAGTCTACGTCTAAACAGCTAGACCAAATCATCTTAAGTTCAAACGGCTCTGCGTCAAACAATCTATTCTTGGCCTGTGTTTCGGCATCTAAGAACTGTACCATCTGATCGTAAGCTGGTATCATTTCAATGTTGGTGTCACAGCCCGTGTAGTCTATACCTAGGCTCCACGCACCTAGCATACGGCCACCCCATCCTGCTGTAGGATCTAGCACACTAGTGGCCTTGTATTTCTTATACAGATATTTGGCAGTTGTAGCCTTGAACATGACCACGCTGCCTAAGTTGATGCGGAAGCACTCAAACACATTGCCTGCGGCAGTACGGCCTCCGCGATTGCGTACCTTGGTATCTTCAATCAGCTTGGCCCAGCTAGTAGGATCGTTGGCAATGTCGTAGATGGTCTTGCCGTCTTGTCTACGACACTTTAATAAATTCTGGAATTGGAAATGATATAAAAATGGATTGCCGGCAAAATTGTTTTCATTTGTGTCTGCGGCGAACTTGTTGAGATTGGCTAGGTCTTTGCGTAGCTCTGTGGTTGTGATGTTTTTGTGTGTTTCTATGTCCTGTATGGTCACAGAATCTAAATGATAGTTTACAGGTTTGAGTGGTTTACTAGTTGCCATTGGGTGCCTTTGCTTGTATTTCAGCTAACAGAGTAGTTTCATTAAACAGCCAAGGGCTAGGAATAGGTACTACGATGCTAGCGGAACAGAGATATTTATTTAGGTTTTTAAACTCT